AAGAAAAAACCGCTGAGATATTTGACATCCGCAGGCTTGCGGGACTAAAAGTTTAAGGAGAACTATAATGTCACAATTACTCGAGTCACGCTGGTCGGAAACCAAAGAGGCCCTTTTAGAAGGTCTTCAAGGTAACAAGCGTACCGTAATGGCAACAACTCTCGAAAATACCCGCAAGTATTTGTCAGAAAGTGCCACTGCTGGTGCAACTTCCGCCGGTAACGTTGCAACCCTAAATCGTGTGATCCTTCCAGTGATCAGACGTGTAATGCCTACCGTTATTGCTAACGAATTAGTAGGTGTACAACCAATGACTGGCCCAGTTGGTCAGATCCATACTCTACGTGTACGTTACAGCGATACTTTCGCTGGTTCTACCGGTGGAGCAACTACAGCTGGTGAAGAGGCTCTAAGCCCATTCAAGATTGCTGAAGGCTATTCTGGTGCCACAACTGGTAAGCCAGCTTCTACAGCAAACTTAGAAGGTGTAGCTGGTAACAAACTAAGCATTCAAATCTTGAAACAGACAGTTGAAGCTAAGACACGTAAATTGTCAGCTCGCTGGACTTTTGAAGCTGCTCAAGATGCACAAGCCCAACAAGGCATTGACATCGAAGCAGAAATCATGGCTGCTCTTGCACAAGAGATCACAGCTGAGATTGATCAAGAAGTTCTACGTAGCCTAGCTACATTGTCTTCAACAGTATTAACATACGACCAAGCTGCGGTATCTGGTACAGCTACATTCGTTGGTGACGAACACGCTGCTTTAGCTGTTCAAATCAATCGTGCAGCAAACTTGATCGCTCAGCGTACACGTCGTGGTGCTGGTAACTGGGCTGTTGTTTCTCCAACAACATTGACACTACTACAATCTGCTACTACTAGCGCATTTGCTCGTACAACAGAAGGTACATTCGAAGCACCTACAAACACCAAGTTTGTTGGTACATTGAACAGTGCAATGAAAGTATATGTTAACACATATGCTGAGAACGACAACGTTCTAGTTGGTTACAAAGGTGGTTCTGAGTCTGATGCAGCAGCATTCTATTGCCCATACATTCCATTGATGAGCAGTGGTGTTGTTCTTGACCCAGCAACTTTCGAACCAGTCGTGTCATTCATGACACGTTATGGTTATGTTGAGTTGACAAACACAGCTTCTTCTCTAGGTAACGCAGCTGACTACCTAGCGACTGTTGCTGTAACATCCGCTAACCTACGTTTTGCTTAATCCGTAACACGTAAACGCAACTTCAAAAAGCACCTTCGGGTGCTTTTTGTTTGACTTAAATATCAGCATGAAAGTAGAATCAGACCAAGATTTTAAACAACTTCGTGAGCAGTTTGCAGCATGGCGACATCGCTTTCCTATGTTTACGCATGATGTGCAACGTATTGAAAAAATAATAAATCAACACATTACTGCGCACAGTAAAATAATGGTCATGTATAGACAGACCAAAAATCGCAGCTACTTAGAAAAAGCACAACAAGAAATCAACACTATTAACACTGTGTTAGCCACAGTGGAAAAAATGGAACTGATGAGTCTGCTAAGCCGCGGATAAATAAAGTATCTAGAATTTATTATGCGGTACCCGCCGCGTAGACCTAGAACGTCAATCACAAGGAGAATCAAATGGGACGTCCAGTAAAAAGAGATGTAAACGGTGTATTGGTATTTGGAGATTTCACAACCACTAGCGTTGGTATTAGAGTTGTTGCTAATATTGGCGGTACAATCAGAGATGATGTGTATATTGTTAAACAAACAGGTACAAGAGCATATAGAGTGTTTGATGTATCAGACAGTGCAACAGGTCTATGTAGATTGGTCAACAAAGACGACGACAAACTATCAACAGGCGAAATGGTGATGTCAGGTCGCGTGGCTGCTGATGCTAATGAAGCAACCAACGGTCGTAGAATTAGAAAGTTAACCAAGCGTATTGCTACTGATTTTAGCGGTGCTCGCTATAAATGGTCTCTAGCAAACGATTCCACATCAGACGATATTTTATTAGTTGCACTATAATCTAGGACTGTAAATGGGACAGTTTCTCAGAGTCAACGGTGACTACAACATTCGAGCAGGCGATGGTGCCAAGATAACACTTGACACCGGCCCTGTTGCGAGTGGCGGGTCAGTTAGAGTTACTGGTAATCTTGTGGTTGAAGGTGATACTTTTAACATCAGTACCACTAACCTAACCATCGAAGACAACATCATCTCATTAAACACTGGAGAAGTTGGTCCAGGTGTATCGCTGATATATTCGGGTATTGAAATCGAACGTGGCAACACATCTTCAATAACTCCGCAGAACAATGCCAGCTTTCTGTATGATGAAAGCACAGACTCATGGATACTAGCACACGGATCAGCACCAGGACCGTTTAACTTTGATGCTAGCAGTCTAAGACTCAAACAAATACTAACTAACTCAACAACAGATTCAGGCGACCTTACCCTCATAGGCTCAGGCACAGGAGTAGTCAAAGTCATAGGTACTACAACCTATGAAGCTCAAGTCACACACGACGACGATCTTCCTAATAAAAAATATGTTGATGATTCGATTCTTAACAATCCCACTTTTCAGATTGTTGCACCACAAGCTCAGGATACCAAAGTTGTTATTGCGGATAAAGAAATAACACCTAACACGTCAGGACAAGCTGGATCGTTAGCCTATTTTACAGCAACAACCACACACAGCACCTATGGCGAAAGTGCGGTGAGTATCATTGTTGACAATGCTCTAGTTGGACAGTTTTATGCCAACAGATTCGAAACCGGTGATTTAGAAATAGGCGGTGGACCTGATCGCAATGAAATAACTTCTAGAGCAGGTATCACTAACGAAAATGTCTATGTGCGAACACAGGGCACAGGTAAATTGCAAACCAACTATGCAATTCAAATAGAAAATATTGGAGTGGTTCCTAGTTATGTGTCAAACAGTGTGTTGCTGTATGCAGCTGCACCTAGTGTAGGAACCACTGGTATATATTTTGTCAATGACAGCGCAGAAGTAGCTAAACAGAACGGCGAGTTGATAAGTAAAAACAAAGCACTGGTATTCAGCATGCTATTTTAAGAGACAACTATGATAAGAAATTATGAAAATCCAGAAGGCACACTATCACTGATTGATTCTACCAGTGTTACAGTACCTGTAAAAGTGTTTACCAGTTCAACCACAGGTGGACCAATCGCAGGCGGTGTAACAGGTAGAGAAAATGCTGTGACCACTATAGCATTGTGTAACACAGCAGCACCAGATCCCGCAGACGAAACAACTAATTCGGTCACAGTGAATATCTATGTAGTACGCAGCGGACTGAGTTATGGCCCTGGCAATCTCGTGGTTAACAGTCTAGTTGTGCCTGCAGGTGAAACGGTGTTCTTCTCGGAAGAACGCATAGTAACAGCCAGTGGCGATGCTATATGGGTCGGAACATCATCAGCTGCGAGGTTAGCTGTTACTGTGAGTGTTCTAGCAGTATGAAATTCTTAAAGACCAAAAATATTTCGCAGTTCAGCATCAACGATCGTGCCTTGATATATTATCCTGCTGGCAATGGACCAGGCAACAGAATAGTAGTTAACGCCAACGGCGGTATGATGTTGCCCAAAGGTACGACTGCACAACGTCCACAATTGACTAGTGTGCGTCAACCTACAGATGCCAACGGTACTATAAGATACAACACCACTATTCCAGCACTAGAAGCCTATGTAGGAGGAGCATGGGTCACCGTAGCTAGTCCATTTGCTGCTGCTATTACCAAACAAACACTAGGCCCCGGAGACGGAGTAGTTACTATTTTTGGACCATTAAACAGTACCTTTGCAGCATCATATGCTGCCAGTGCAGACAATGTACTTGTACTAGTAGAAAACGTCATGCAGATTTCTACCACAAACTTTACAATAAATCAAAATCCTACCAGCACAGGCACAGGGGCTGAAATCAACGCTACTGCATTGAGCAGTGCCAACAACGGCACAAGTTATATAATCACTTCAGTAGGCTCCACAACATTTACTTCATTTGGTGCAGGTGCAAACACAGTAGGTACAGTGTTTACTAAGTCAGGCGGTACTCCTACAGGCACCGGAAAGGTGCGTGAGGCTGGATATTATCTCACATTCACATCAGCAGTACCTGCATCAGGAGGAGGCGGTAATCCAGTTTACGTAACTGTATACTACGGATACGCCAACTAACAATGAGTCAACTGGGGCGCATAGGTGGTCAGGTATTAACAGACAACCTGTTACGTGCAGGTGTTGACCTAGCGTTTGAAACTGATTTACTATATCTTGATGTAAACAATCAGCGAATAGGAGTTAAAGACTCAACTCCTGTATACGATCTTGATGTAAACAGCAACATCTACACCAACGAGCTTACAGCCGTCACCCAACTTGCTCCAGGTAATCTAAGACTAAACTCGCCCAACACTATTACAACCAGTGTAGGAGGCATTGATGTTTATATTAATGGCGGTGGAGAAATCTTTCATGATAGACTTGTCACAGCTAATCTTGTTTTAGATGGCAATCTCATATCTAGTATAGCTAACAGCAACATAATACTAGACCCTAATGGATCAGGCACAGTGGAATTAAAAGCCGATACCAACATCACCGGAGATCTTGCAGTTACCGGTAATATCTCTATGAGTGGAAATCTCACAGGACTAGGCACACTGACTTTTGGTGATCAAACTCTTGACACTGTGACCATCAACACAGATTTTACTCAGAGCATTATCCCCGGTGATGATGTAACATATGCCATGGGTGCCGATGCAGGCGATTCTAGTCCACGGCGCTGGGCAGATTTACATGCATCAGAATGGCAGTACATAACTGATGGTGCATGGCCCGGAAGCGGCATTGTGCCAGGGTCAGTAGTGATCAGCGATCAAATGACTCTAGACGGAGTTAATAACAAAATATCAGCTATTCAATCCAACGACGATATTTTACTGAGCCCTGACACCGGAATAACATTCATAGAAAATACCAAATGGCAAAACAATGATATCACAAACTTGTTAAACACACCGTTAACTGTTGCTGCTACTGGTATAGGATATTATGTGTTTTCAGGCAACAACGGTATGATAATACCTGCTGGACCGGACATTGATCGAAGAGCCAGTCCAGAGGTTGGCGAAACTAGATGGAATACTGATCAACAGTATCTTGAATGTTATGATGGTGCAGTATGGGCAGTAAGCACTGGTGGAGGTATCGAGGTCACAACAGAAATCATGGAAGACCTCGGCCATGCCTACACTCTTATGCTAGGCTAATTCTCCAAAACTGATAAATAACTTTAATTGCAGAAACGACCATTTTTGCAAGATCCGACTGTGGTAAACCGACAAAGAGCGCAAGCTGAAAATCTGGTTAACGGTGAAACACCGGGGTTATTGGAGAGCACATGGCTATTGGTCGTATTTCCGGTCAGCTCTTAAAGTCTAACTTACTCCGTGCGGGTGAGAATTTAGCCTTTGAGACAGACTTACTCTATCTGGATGTTGTGAACTCTCGTATCGGGATAAAAACAGCAGCCCCTACCACTGACCTAGATGTTAACGGACACATTCGCTCCACAAACATCACTGTAGACAATCAATTAAACATCGGTGACTTACACTTTACTGGCAATACCATAACCAGTGATTCCAACACTATAACGTTTGCAGCGGCAGCAGGTGAAGCCACAGTATATCATTCAAGACTGCAGATAGATGATCTGCAACTGCAGGGCAGCACAATATCGACCACGGTCAGCAACAGCAGCATAGAGCTAGACCCTAACGGTACTGGCACAGTCAATATAATATCCAACACTAATATCACTGGTAATCTTGCGGTCACAGGCAATGTTAATGCCACAGGCAATGTGGTCATAGGCGGAAACATACAAATTGGCGATGCACTTACAGATAATATCGTAATCAATGCTAGTATTCGTAGTGACCTAGTTCCCGAAACTGACAACACCTACGATTTGGGATCTCCTACATATCGTTGGAGAGCGATTTACTCTTATAATCTTTACACAACTGCGATAACTGTTCCAACCTTAGATGTTGGTAATTTAATGTTCCGCGATAATCAAATCACTACTACTACAGGACTGGACCTATATATTGACGGTAACGGAGCTGGTGGAGTTAGACTAGGTAATTTTAAGATCGCTGATAATGTGATTACTAACGTTGTATCAGGTGCTGTATCGCAAATCGCACAGACTGGTACAGGATATTTCAAGATACAAGGTACCAACGGATTCGTACCTCCTGTAGGAGCAGCTGACACTAGACCAACGGCCTATGCTGTATTAGGTATGACACGATTTAACACAGATTCAGCTGCTTTAGAAATTTGGGACGGAGCAGACTGGGCAAGTCCTGCAGGTGCAGCAGGTGCTGTGTCTGTTGCAGAAGCCAACGACATTGCTGCCCAACTAGCACTTACACTAGGATAATAAAATGCCAACAGTATTTAAACACGCACTGGTCACACAAATAGGAACTAACCCTACTGATGTAGTAGAGATCGGCGGTGGTGTCAGAGCCACAGTGATCGGCTGCAATCTAGCCAACGTCACTGAGTATGACACTGTGGTGGTAGACATACAGGTAGTAGGAGCCGATACCACATCGGCATATTATGTTAAAGGTCTAGCAATACCACCAAACACCAGTGTAAAAGTAATCACACAGGGAGAAAAGTTAATTCTTCCAGAAAACACAGAATTGCGAATTGTAACAAATACCGCTGACAGCATAGATGCTACTGTCAGTTATGTAGAGATATCATAAGGGGAGCGACATGGCTGGAAATTCAAGCACTTACTATTTAGGAACAACACCGTCAGAGTCGTTGGGCGAAAGTCCCAGATATTGGTATGCACTACGCAGAAATGAAGACGGCGAATTATTTTTAGTTAGAAGTGATCAGATAGCTGATCTCGATGCCTACGAATTAAATATTCCAGGACCACCTGAAGAAGACTTTGACGAGTTTGAACCAGGGGTTGATTTTCTAGATGGCATTGATGAAGATCACGAGCCTGTAAAAGAAAACATGTTCTATCCTCAATATAAATGGGATAATAGATCATTATTTTATTATGTCGACAACGAAGGAATGTTTTCAGTAAGAATAAACAAAGGATATACTTATCCCAACGGAATAAGTTCATAATTAGGAATTTATAAATGGCAGAGTTTAAGATAACACGATTTAGGTATACTTGGAAAGACCAATGGTCTACCGCTGATGTATACAACAAAGATGATGTAATATACTATCAAGGATCCTCTTGGGTCTGTATACGACAACACACAGCTAGTACTTTTGCCGCAGATCAAGCCTATACAGCTCCCGGAGATACCAATCCAAGTCCAGCATGGACAAAAATGGCAGAAGGTCGCTCGTTTGATGGACCATGGGCAGCTAGTACTCTTTACGACCCAGGCATGTTAGTGTATGTGGGAGGAAATGTCTATCTTTGCGTAACTTCTCATACTTCGTCAGCAAATTTTAACAGCGATTTAATTAGATGGGAATTATTTGCTGTAGGTAGTAACTTTAGAAATACGTGGACTGCTGCTACACGATATAGAGTAGGTGATGTTGTAAGATACAACGGATATACCTATCAATGTGCGTTGGAACATACATCTGGCTCTGTATCACAAGGAGTCGTAGTAGGTAACAATGATGGTGACGATGACAGCACTGCTGAAACATGGACAGTGGCAGTTGAAAATTATACTTATGTTGGAGAATATCAAAGTTCAACAAGATATAGAAAAAACGATCTAGTAAAATATGGCGGCTCAATATTAAAATGTACTATAGAACACACTGCTTCGTCTAATATCACTAACTTAAACTTTGAAACATATCTTCCAGGATTTGAATTTGACAATGCATGGAACTCTTCTACCAACTATGCTATTGGGGATGTAGTAAGATACGGTGGAGTGGTTTATGTAGCAGCGTCAAATAATTCTAACAGTCAACCAGGTATCAATCCAACATTTGATGTTGGTGCTGGTAATCCTAATTGGACTGTGGTAACTAAAGGTATAAACTTTCGCGGCGAATACGATCCACAAAGTGATGAAGCTTATCAAGAAGGTGATGTTGTTCGTCGAGGTGGAGCACTATGGGTCAGCTTAACTAACCAGTTCACTGATGATAGTAGTCTTCGACCCTTAGACACTTCTAATTGGCAATTACAGATAGCTGCTCAAAACTTTAGAGGTTCTTGGAGAGTAGATTCTGATTATAATTTATATGATGTGGTCTATTTCCGAGGAACAGTGTATTATGCAAGTACTCCTCACTACAGCTTATTTGAAAATTTTCCAGGAGACAACGGAGAAGGATTTGATTATTGGACTATATTATTAATTGGTGATCAAAATGCTGCGCTAACAGTATTGGGTGATTTAATAACCTATAATCTAAAACGAAATATTTTAGAAGATGGTAGCACACAGTTTACACTAGGCGACGGCAGTACATTCGGAACAACCACAGTTCCTATCGGCGAAGAAGATCAATTACTGGTAGTGGAAGACAATGCAGGCAGTATTGGTTATAAAACTTGGGGCAACGTTGCAAGAGTATACTATGTTGCCACAGACGGTGTTGATGATAACACAGACCCAAATAGAGGATTGAACTATTTTAAACCTTTCCGCACTGTGCGCTACGCATTAGAAACTGCAGACGATGGCTTTGCAGGAACAACTACAATAAATGTTCGAACAGGGGAATACTACGAAATACTTCCTCTGATTATGCCAGCAAGAACAGCAGTCGTGGGAGAAGAATTAAGATCCACCACTATTAGAGCCAGTGAGCCTGCAGTAGAGTTGGTTGACGATCCAGATTATATTTTAGAAACTCTCACAAGAATTGGTACGCTACTCCCAGATATTATTCAAGGTGTCCCAGTTGCCGTATCTGCAGGAAATATTGAATCTCAAATTACAGGATTTCCTACAACATTTGCTGTTGGTATTGAATCTCCACCTAGAGCATTCCCTAGTGCAAGTGCAGCAATACCAGTAAATGCAGCCTTGGCTGCAATAATCGATACGATAGGCGCAGAGTTTACCGGTCTAGGCTCTACGCCTGCTGTTACCGGATCAAATACTTTAACCTCAAACGAAGAAAGATTAACAGCTGTTGATGTTTTAGAGCTTAACAGAGAATTCATAAAAGCAGAAGCTGTGGCATTTATGACTGCGGAAAATCCTCTGTATGTGTTTGACGTTGATCGATACCAATCATTCATAGGTAGATGTATTACCGCAATAAAATATGACTTACAATATCCTGGCAATTATAAATCTGTACTAGAAGGCAGATACTATATCAACTTAGTTAATGGAAGTCAATTAGAAGACATGTTCTATGTTAGAGATACTTGTGGTATTAGAAATTTAACTCTTAAAGGGCTCGAAGGTACATTACCCGATCTTCAAGCAGGCGAAGTATATAGAATTCCTACAGGTGGCGCATTTGTAAGTTTGGATCCAGGATGGGGTCCAGCCGACCAACGTACTTGGGTCATAAACAGAAGCTGTTATGTACAAAACGTAACAACATTTGGGGTTGGCGCAGTAGGACAAAAAGTAGACGGAGATCTTCATAACGGTGGGAATCGATCAATTGTTTCTAACGACTTCACGCAGGTGATATCAGACGGCATCGGTGCTTGGATGTTAAATGGCGGACGCGGTGAATTAGTATCTGTGTTTAGTTATTATGCTCACATTGGTATGTTTGCTCAAGACGGAGGTATTATCCGTGCAACCAACGGTAACAGTTCCTATGGTGACTTTGGCGCTGTTGCCGACGGTATTGACATTGAAGAAACTGTGAGATTTGGTCAAGTCAACACTAGAACAGAGCAGGCCATCGTGGCTTCAGCGTTTGCTGGTGAAATTTTAGATTTTATTCTGGCATTTGAATTTAGAAACTGCGGCCAAAATTATACCACAGCCGAATATACAATTACTAGTTCGGGTGCTGGTGCTCAAGCAATACAAGAAGAATTCCGCGACAACGGCATGTTTGAATGCCAAATTCTTTCAGCAGGCAGCGGATTCGCTCAGTACGGTAACCAAGCACAGTTTGGCGGAACATTATCTATTACGCTAGCCTCAGCAGAAACTGTTACTGAAGCTGAAATACTCGGCATGCGAATAATTTTAATATCAGGTGAAGGTACAGGCCAATACGGGTATGTATATTCATACAATCCCTCGACAAAACTATGTACGGTATATAGAGAAAGTGACAATCTACCGGGGTGGGATCATATTGAACCAGGCACACCATCAAATCCGCTGCTAACTGCTGGCACACGATATCGTATAGAGCCAAGAATCCAATTCAGTGAACCATCTTATACTGCTACAACAATTACATTGCCTGTAGCAAATGCGTGGGCCGCTGCAACTTATGGTGAAACCACTGACACATTTACAGGAGTAACTGGTAATTTAGGCACAGGTACAACCATTGAAATAAATCCGTTCCCTGCAGAATTCACAGTAATAAAGATCGGAAGAACATATTCTGTAACATTATCAAGTGGCGGAGCAGGATATGCTGTTGGTGATGAAATCATTATTGACGGTGCAGACGTAGGCGGAAACAGCACAGAACATGATATTTCTATTACTGTGTTATCGATATCAGACGATAGTACTAACAGTATATTGACTTTTAGAATTACTGATGATACATTGATTGCCGATAGCGGTAAATTCATCTTAACACCATCTAGCGGACATTTTTCTAGATACTCATCCGACGGCGAAACATGGACTAGTTTTGATCTTCCTACAGACGGTAATTGGAAATGTTTGGCAGCAGGTGATAATAAATTTGTTGCAATTGCCAACGGTACTAATCAAGCAGCCAGCAGCACCAACGGTATAGATTGGATCGCTAGAACTATGCCAAGTTCTAGAAACTGGAACGGTGTTGCCTACGGTAAGCCTTCTATAACATCTATAGGCGTATTTGTAGCAGTAGCAGGAAATTTAAATTCCGCAGCTTATTCTACGAATGGCACAAATTGGACAGCATCTACAATGCCAACATTTGGTGATTCTACTCTTAATGAGTGGGTTGATATTACTTTTGGTTTAGATAAATTTGTAGCTTTAGCGAATTCTGGAAATATAGCGGCCGTAGGAACATGGAATGGTACTACTCTTACCTGGCAAGGTACGATTATGGATGTGGTCGCAGATTCTTCGGCAAAAGACTGGGTATCTGTGGCCTACGGTAACAAGAGATTTGTTGCTATCAGTAGCACTGGTGACGTGGCCTATAGTTTTGACAGCCTAAACTGGTTACCAGCTACTATGCCATCACAAGATGGATCGACTGCGCACAATTGGAAACAGATTAGATACGGTCAAGGAGTTTTCTTTGCAGTAGGAGATACTGGATCAAAGACTATCGGAGCAGAACCTACAACTGGGCCGACAACATACGCCGCTACTTCTTATGACGGCATTGTATGGACTCCTAGAACTTTAGACTCGGAACAGAATTGGGGAGTGGTTGCATTCGGCAATCCAGATATTACACTAGGAGACAGTACACTATCTAATAACAAACCAACATTCATCGTTGCACCTACCGACTCTACAACTACTCTTAATCGAGTGTATACCGGTGCTAGAGCATTGGGTAGGGTAGTGGTTGGAGGTATTGGCGTAGACTTTATAAAAATTTGGGAACCAGGCAGCGGTTATACATCGGATCCTATAATGACTTTGACTAGCCCAGGCAAAACATTAGATCCTACATATAAACCGAGATTAGAAGACGGTGTTCTGGCCCAGCCAACATTGATTGCCAAAGGTACTGCTTACAAAACCAGCACCACTTCGGTGACTGTGCTAGGAGATGGCTTTGCAGATATAATACCAGTTGGTAGATTTGTAACTGTGGACGATTTAGATTTTGTACCAGGGCCTGGCGCACAATTTTATATTGGAGGGAGGTCAGATTATTTTGTTGCGGTAATTGTGGGAATAAATGAACAAATATTACCTAACGGAAAAATACGATCAACATTCCAGCTCAGCCCTAGACCCGATCTAGCAGATTATCTAGAACACGGAATGGAGGTTCTTATTAGAGAACGGTACAGTCAAGTTCGTATTACTGGACATGACTTCTTAGATATAGGAACAGGAAATTTTGAAGAAACTAACTACCCTGTTAATTACAAAGATTTTGATTTTACAACAGAACCATTTCAGGAAGTTCAAAATCTCAACGGCGGACGAGTATTTTACACAAGCACCGACCAAGACGGTAACTTCCGTGCAGGTGAACAGTTTGCTGTAGAACAGGCCACAGGTGTTATTACAATTAGTGCAGATTTCTTTGATCTAGCAGGATTGACAGAATTAAGATTGGCTGGTATAAACGTAGGATCAACTGCGGTAATTAGAGAGTTCTCTAAGGATGGTTTATTTTTACAGAATTCAAATAATGTGATTCCAACTCAACGTGCAATTAGAACCTATTTGAATTCTAGATTAAACGTTGGAGGAGAGGATTTGTTAACCCCTAGCATTATTGCAGGTACAGTAAAAGTAGGACCGAACTTGATCGATAATACAGCAGCAATAACTATAGATGTTCCAGTAATAGCAGATTTTTCAGGAGACGGCGCAGGAGTCGGCGGAAGTTTAGTAGCGCAGACTATGTTTGCCAGAAGTTTCAAATAAGATAAATATCACAAGCGGAGTTAATAATGGCAGAATTTAAATTAGGTAGAATTAGATTTGTATGGAAGGCAGCTTGGGCAACCAGCACTACATACTACAAAGACGATGTAGTGAGATTTGGCGGCAAAGTATATGTCTGCCAGATAGGTCATACTGCGTCTGCTGATTTTAACACAGATCTAGACATAAATCCCACCAAGTGGAATTTAATGAGCGACGGCCAGCGTTGGAGAGACGAATGGTCTGTTGCTGCCACATATGAAGAAGGTGACCTAGTAAAATATGGTGGAACTATCTATATTTGTATAAACGGTCACGTGTCAGCTGCCACTGCTGCACTGGGACTAGAAGCCAACTCTGGAAATTGGAATCAATTTGTTGAAGGCACAGACTGGAAGGGTGTGTGGGCTATATCAACTAGATACAAACTCAACGACATTGTAAGATACGGTGGTATTAACTACATTTGTATCACAGGCCACACAAGTGCTGCTACTGCTGCACTAGGATTAGAAAATGCATCTGCTAACTGGCAGGTGTATTCTCAGGGTCAAGAATATCTAGGAACTTGGGTAACCGCTACCCGTTATAAATTAAATGACATAGTAAAATACGGTGCTGGACTATGGATCTGTACAACTCAACATTCAGCCGGTGCTACATTTGCAGGCGATGCCGCAAACTGGGCACAGTATGTTGAAGGTTTTGAATACGAAAATGAGTGGAATCCAGCAACGGCCTATCAACCAGGCGATGTGGTCAAGTATGGTGGAAACAATTACATATCTAAAACACAACATACAGATTCGTTTGTTCCCTCAAGTGTTGGCTCTGCAAACTGGGATCTATTCTCTGAAGGCCTAAGCTATCAAGGAGATTGGTCTAATACAACTTCTTATAACATAGGTGAAGTTGTTAAGTTAAACGGCTATAACTATTTGGCTGTCACAGACAGTCCAAGTACAACATTTACAGTTACCGCAGTTGTAGCATCTACTGACACATTTACTATAGCTGATACCACAGGCATCGTAGTAGGGATGACTGTGAGATTTACAGGTACTACCTTCGGTGGAGTGTTTACCTCCGGCAGATACTATGTTAAAACTGTAGCTGCGGGTAATATCACAATCAGCACCACATCCGGTGGAACAACATTTAATGTCACAGCAAATGCCAGCGGCACGATGACCGCTACAGTTTCTGCAGAGCCACCAAACACAACTTATTGGGCAGCAATCAGTCACGGTATGTACTGGAGAGGTGATTGGGCCGATGACGTAGAATATAACATTGGTGACACAGTTAAGCATGGCGCAAACTCTTATATTTGCGTATTAGGCCATAGATCAGAAGCAGATGACGGGTCTACACTAGGAACACAAGGCGGTGGACAGGCAAATAGCCGTCCAGATTTGGATACTACTGGTACGTATTGGAATGCATTGACTATAGGCAGTGAACTATCAGTGTTGACAACTGTTGGTGATATGGTATATTACGGCGGCGCTGGCCCAACAAGATTACCTGTAGGAGCAGAAGGTCAAGTATTGAGAGTTAGTTCAGCAGGCATTCCAGAATGGGTAACACTAGGCGAGATACAAAATGTCTACTATGTTTCTCCACAAGGAGAGGATCGTCCTTACCCTGCATGTGGTAATACCTTAGATAAACCTTGGCAGACTATTCGCTATGCCTGCGAACAGATTGAAAAAGGTCCACGTAATCCTAACGCACAACATTTACTAGAATTAAATCGTGCATTTATACAAAAAGAAATTTCAGCATGGATACGTGCTCAAATTACTGGAAACATTGCACCATTTACATCTAGCTTTGATTACGACGAATACAAGTGTGAACGAGATGTTGGATTTATCATTGATAGATTGATCTGGGACCTTGGACACGACGGCAATTTAAAAATGCGTGCCGCAGCTTTTAGCTTGCTAGGAGCATTTGGCGAAGCTGGCGAATTTTCAGCACCAGAAGAAAGCACCCCATATGTAACACTGGCTGCAGAAGCAGACGAAGGTGTTGCAGCTTACGAGCAATTAAAATTGCTAGTAGCAGATGTGTTAGCTAATGAAGTTCCTAGCACAGTTTATCAAAATGTTGGTCAAGACTCAACAGCAGTAGTCGATCAATATATCAACACTGACTATGTGGCTGAAACTGGTATTACTACTACCACAGATAGTCTTATTGATATTGTTATAACTGCACTAACAGATCAGGTTACTACTAATCTGCCAGCAAGACGTGTGCCTAACAATACAATTAATATCAAGACAGGACAGTACAGAGAAACATTACCTATTATTGTTCCAGCGGAAACTGCACTAGTCGGTGACGAAAAACGTTCGGTGAATGCTGGCCCAGCAGGCAGTTTAATCAGCAAGGATGATGCAAGATACAGTATAGGTGCATTGGGCCGATTAGAAACTGTAGTTGGACAAATAATACTAGGCACTAATGTAACTGAAAGCGCAGGTAATACTCGAGTTCAAAGTGCAGCGTTTCCTTTTGCAAGCTCTGTAGAAGAAACCACTATTAAACGTCTAGTAAGAACCATCCAACACCAGATTGATTTTAAAATTGGAACTACTCACATGGAGAGTTCTGCAAATCCTACAGGATATAATACTACATTCCTAACAGGGTTTGGTGATGCAAGAACTCTAATACGCGAAAACAAAGAATTTATCAAGGAAGAAATCACCGCCTATTTGACTGCAAATTTCAGTTCAGTAAAATATAGCAAGACTAAATGCAAACGGGATGTAGGTTTTATCATTGATGCTATGATCTATGATTTAACCTATGGCGGAAAGTGGGCCACTCTTAACGCAGGTACAGCATACTTCGACGGTGATAATAGTACTGATCTACAGATTGACAACTCAGAAATTGCCGCTACCGTATCCGCTTACGGCAGATTAAAAACAGTGGTACAGCAGATCATTGCTAACACCACAGTAACTAAATCTGCTACCAACACTGCCACTCAATGGACTGACAGCACAAATCTAGCAGGCGGTGCCGCTGCCAATGCCACAGTAGGAGGATTGGTAGATATCATTACCAACATCATTCAAGGTGACAGCACAGAAAGCACAACTCCGCAGATCAATGTAACCACCATAGCCACATTAAACACACTGACTTCTACAGCACACGGACTAGCAGTAGGCGATGCAGTGGTTCCAAGAATCACTGCCAACGGACTAGTCAACGGAACAAAATATTGGGTAGTAACAGTCGCTGATGCTAACACATTCCAACTTGCAGCCACATACGGCGGTAGCGTATTAGCTTCATTCACCAACGGTGCCAGCCTTGACATTGATTTAGAAATCATAGATTACCCCACAGCAACCAATGCTGTGACTTCGACTACTGCATTGATCACAGCCGCGGTGACATTAGATGCTGCACAAGAAACCATAGTCACTGCTGCCACTGCTTATATCGTTGCTAACTATCCAGCATTGGTATACAACTCAGCTAAATGTGAGAGAGATGTAAGATTGATTCTTGAAGCAGTGATGTTTGACTTTATGTTTAACAGCAACTTTAAAACTAGAGAAGCTGCATACTCATATTTGAGAGCTACGGCTGCTGATGTATTCAGTTTAAATCAGAAAACAGCTACTCGCGCATCATTTAGTTATGTGGCTACCTTGGCAGCAGCTAATGTAGGCGGCAATGCCACAGCACAAGCTAGAATTTCTACACTAATGACTCTGTTAGACGACATTGTCTACGGTGCAACCAACGAAGGTTCAATATGTCAGACCGACATAAGATCGGCAGACTGGGCAAGACTGCAGTTAGAACGCAATAGAGAATACATTGTTGCAGAAATCACAGCCTACGGCGCAGCAACCTATACCACTTCGGTAACTGCAACAGCAGCTGATGTATTCACTTGCGCAGATACTAGTTGGATGCAGCGTAATGCACCAATTAGATTTACAGGTACGGTGTTTGGTGGAGTAAGTACTGGTACAACATATTATATTCAAAACGTTGTAAGCTCTACTACCTTTAAGATAGCCGCAACAAGAAATTCAAACACTGCGTTTGGCCTGTCAACAGTACCATCTGGGGCTATGACAGTAAGTTTATATTATCCAGTAGGAGAATGTGAGCGCGATGTTAATGCTTATATTGATGCATTAAAATTTGATTTACAATATCCTGGCAACTACAAGTCAAGATTTGCAGCAAGATACTATGCTAATGCAGTCAATGGAAGTCTAGAAGAAGACATGTATTATCTACGTAACGGTACCGGTGTGCGTAATCAGACTCTTCAAGGACTCACAGGAGATCTACTAGCTCCGAACGAGTTCGGAACATCGAGAGTAAGTGCTGGCGCATACTGCTCGCTAGATCCAGGTTGGGGTCCAGCTGATTTCCGCACATGGATCATCGGACGTTCACCATATGTACAAAACGTAGCAACATTCGGATATGCTGCAATCGGACAGAAGATTGATGGTGCCTTGCATGCTGGTGGCAATGATTCTATCGTATCCAACGACTTTACCCAGATCATATCAGATGGTATCGGTGCATGGGTAACTAATAATGGACGTGCTGAATTAGTTTCAGTGTTCTCATACTATGCACACATTGGATATCTAAGCGAAAATGGCGGACGTATTCGCGGTACCAACGGTAACAATTCCTACGGTGACTTCGGATCTGTGGCAGAAGGATTTGACGCAACAGAAACTCCGATTCTTTGCGAAGTCGACAACACTGCATTTAGAGCCACAGTGGGATCGGTAATCACCGACGGCGTTGATAAAATTTGGCAATTTGAATACGACAACGCTGGTGCAGACTACACCGAACTAGAGTGGTCAGTATCAGGTGGCGGCACTGGCATTGCAACTGAACAAGATGATTTCCGTGATGGTGCGGTATTCCAAGTTAGATTATTAGACAATACAGATGATAGCACAACCGCAGAAGAAATAGATGGAAACTTTGGCGGTATCGGGTATATTTCTAATGCCAATACTGCGCAGAGCGGTACAACAACACAATTAACTCTAGCAGCTACCGACGATGAAATCACTGGTGCCTATGTAGGTATGAAGTTGATAGTAACATCTGGCGCAGGCGCAGGTCAGGTTGGTATAATATCTGCATTTACAGCTGGTACTAAAATAGCCACCGTAACTAAAGAAAGCACTGGTGCTGCAGGCTGGGATCATTTGGTTCCAGGAACTGCTATTGTTGCTCCTGATGCATCGTCAACATATATAGTTGAGCCAAGAGTTTCATTTACTGCACCAACATACAGTTCCACTGCAAGAACATTGGCCACAGCACAAACATATACCGATGCTGCATATGCTCCAACTTTTGCAGTGTACTCGCCGATCTCGTCTACAACCAGCGGCAGTGGCACGTCAGCCACATTCACTGCGGTGCGAAAAGGAACAAAATATACTGCTGTTAATATCTTTGCCGCAGGTACAGGCTATGCAAGACTAGATACAGTTACAGTTGCTGGCACAAGTCTAGGCGGTGCGAGTCCTGCTAATAACATTACTATTACTGTAACGGCAGTTAACTCTACAACCGGGGAAATTACTGCATTTGAATTTGCAGGAGTGGGAGCAGGTGGAAGTTTCGTAGCCGTAGCCAGTGGTTCAAGAACCACTAACACTTCTGTAAACGGTACAGCATGGAGTGAAAACTTACTGGCATTACCCAGCACATCCAACTGGACTTCAGTGGCGTCGGGCAAACTAACCGTGGTGGAAACTGCTGGTTCATTTGTAGTTGGTAGATCGTATCGCATAACTTCATTAGGTAACACCGTGTACACCAGCATTGGTGCAGCAGCAAATCTAGTAGGCACATACTTTGTAGCCACAGGTGCAGGTTCTGGATCAGGTACTGCAACACCAGTGGCCAATCATTTGGTAGCTGTTTCCTCTAGCACAACAGTAAACGCATATTCGACCAATGGCGGAGTGACTTGGACCTCAGGTGGATCATTGCCTGGCGGCATATCAGGAACTGCGGTTTCAGTGGCCTACGGCGACGGGCGCTGGGTAGCACTAGGTTCAGGTGGTACATCGGCCTACAGTACCAACGGTGGTGTGTCATGGGTAGCTGGTGGTGCAGTTGGATCAGGTACTTATACCTCAATAGCCTACGGACAGGGCGTGTTTGTGGCCATAACCACAGGTGCTACAACCACAAGAATTAGCACAGACGGTGGGCAAACATGGGGTGCGGGCGGAGCATTACCTGCAAGTTCAACTTGGATAAGCATTGCCTATGGTGCTAATAAGTTTGTTGCAGTATCCAGCGCCGGTGCTGTAGATCCTGCCTACTCTGTAGATAGAGGAACAACTTGGAGCAGTGCAGACGAAACTGGATACCTAGGCACCGGTACAATAACTAGTGTTCATTATGGACAAGGAGTGTTTGTAGTCACAACATCCAGCAGCAACAACATGGCAAGTTCAGAAGACGGCCTCAACTGGACCACTAGAGCAATAACCCGTGCTTCTGGAACCGGGGCACTAGCTGCCATTCAAGGCAATCCTTCACAGTCAGGAATTTGGGCAATTATACCTTCAGCATCTACAACAGCTGCATCTAGCGCAGTGTTAGGTGCAACTGCCAAAGCTCGTGCGTTTGTATCAGAAAACAAGATATTTGCTATCAGAGTAACAGATCCTGGATCAACTTATGCAGCAGCACCAACGGTCACAATCACTGATCCTAACAACCTGTTTGAAGCACCAACACAGGTAAGAGTAGGCAACGGAGCCTGTGCTAATGTTAGTTTCGTTAACAGAGGTTTAGGATTCGACTCAGCGTTTGTTGAACAAGACACAGGCGATGGATTTGCCAACAATTTCCAAAGCGGTAAATTTATGGGAGTCCGCAGATTAACTGGTATTCCTCGTTCGGGAGCCAACGTGGTATTTGCCACTCAGCCTACCACAGTTTATAAACTGGTACAGGTACTGTCTGAGTCAGGTGAATTTGACGGCGCAAGAACAGCGTTCTTCCAAATATCTCCAGAAATGTCGATATTTAACTCACCCGCAGATGGTACTGATATCACTACTAGAATTCGATACAGTCAGGTCCGACTCACTGGACATGATTTCTTGGATATCGGTACAGGTAACTTTGTTGAAACCAATTATCCCGGATTACCTACACAAATACCAGTCCCAGCCAACGAGACTGTGGATAACAACGGCGGACGTGTGTTTTATACTTCAACTGATCAAGACGGTAACTTCCGAGTTGGTGAGTTATTCAGTATTGAACAGTCAACCGGTGTGGCCACCTTAAATGCGGATGCATTTAATATCGCAGGACTATCAGAGTTGAGCTTGGGTAACATTACACTAGGTGGAAATTCAGCCACAATTACTGAGTTTTCAACAGATCCATTCTTAACTGCAAATTCAGACAATGTGGTGCCAACACAACGAGCTATTAGAGCATATATTTCTGCACAGATCGGTGGAGGCGGAGCTGCTTTGAACGTAAATAGCTTAGTGGCTGGATTTATCGAAATTGCAGGAACACGTATTACTACCACAACAGGTAGCGCGATCCAAATGAAAGCTAACTTTAACTTCCAAGCCGGAGTAAGAGGTTACCCAGTAGCTTGGAATTACTTTTTAAACAACTAAATACATCATGGAGATTAAAAAATGCCAACAGGAAGATTAGGTACAGCTAACATTACAACAACAGCAGACACTACTGCGTATACAGTACCTGCCGCTACTTTTTCAGTAGTTTCAGTGAATATTGTAAATAGGTCTAGTGCAGCAGCAGCACAGATAAGAATAGCAGTGGCAACATCAGCAACACCCGGTCCTGCTGAATATATTGAATACGATTCATCATTGGTAGCAAACGGAGTACTAGAGCGTACAGGAATTGTAATGAAAACTGGCGAATTAATAGTTGTTCAAACCCCAACAGCAACACCTTCATTAAGTGTTGTGGTCTACGGTATTGAAACATCAACAGCATAAGGTAGACAATCATGGGAAGAAGAACAAGCGGTCAACAGGTTGGTCTACAGGCAATTGGTAACGTACAGGCTAATGCTAATACATTAACAACTACGCAGACCAACCAAAATCTTTCGTTAGATCCTAATGGTACTGGAACTGTTGAAGTCTCATCCAGTGTTAATATTACAGGCGATGTAAGCATTGCCAACCAAAGTGATCTAAGATTACTAGAAGCAACGGCCAACGGCACCAACTATATTGCTCAACAGGCTGCTGCAAACATGGCTGCAAACTACACTATTACTTGGCCAGCGGCAGTATCAGCCACTAGTGGATTTTTCCTTGCTTCAGACACCAGCGGTAACTTGTCTTGGACCAGTGCTGCTGGAAATATTGCTGTTTCAGATCCCGGATCTACAGCAACAGTGCATTATCCGTTTTTTGGAACGAATGCAGGAGCACTGCCTTCTACACTTAGCCCACAAGCAAGAGCAAACCTAGCATTTGTTCCTAGTACAGGTGAACTATTACACCCAATTTTAAGCGGTGCATCAACAAATAGTGCAACACTAACAATTCGTGGAACATCTAGTGCAACCAAAGCCACAGCAAGTGTGTTAATGACAGACGGTGTAGCATCATCTACTACCACTACTGGAACACTAGTAGTCACAGGTGGAGTTGGTATCAGCGGTGCGTTAAATCTTGGTTCCGGCATAACGTTTGCAGGCAGTTCTGGTACCACTGCTACTGATCTCCTGTATCAGCAAATGGCCGATAACGATTTTTTCCGTATCAGAACAGGCGGAACTGCTACCAATGCAGGTTTTGTAGAGTTTGCCACAGCCGACGACGGCACTGAACCAATACATGTTCGTCAATACACAGGTGTTTTTACCACGTTAGTTAGAACAGCTACATTGCTAGACGCATCTGGAAATACTAGTTTTCCGGGAACTGTGACAGCGTCAATATTAACAGCAAATTCAGACGAAAGATTAAAAGAAAATATTAGCACCATCGATGCTCCACTAGAAAAATTACTGCAACTTAGAGGAGTAGAATTCAATCGTATTGGATATGAACCAAGAGAAATAGGACTCATTGCTCAAGAACTTGAAAAAATTATTCCTGGATTAGTGACAACAAATGAAGAAGGAATAAAATCAATTATGTACGGAAACATTGTTGGATTATTAATCGAAGCTGTTAAAGAACAGCAAGATCAAATTAATGAATTAAAAGGAAGACTCGTATAATGCCATCGTTAACCAACTCGGGAGTTTTATATGACAACGTTCCCTATGATCAATACAGCACAGGGGCAACTAATACAACACAGACAGATGCTAACATGATCGTTAAAGTTCGATTCGGCAGCGGATCAACTGTGGATCAGTATGTTGGTACACCCGACGGGTCAAGCGGAATCATTGACGGTACTCAAGTAGACATGGGCGTGCCTCAAAAAACCAATAATTGGTATAGAATTTTTTATCAAACTGTATCAGATGACACTGACGGTAATATCAGTGGTGTGGGCATTCGAGTAGAGCGATGGACTCCTAGTTCAGGGTGGCAAGATGTATTATCCCAAGGGTCCCATGCCAGTTATGACAACAACTACAGCGATTGGTATAGACAAAATCAAGGAATATTTTGGGTTCCAACACATCCGTCGTTTCCAACTCAGCAACATCAATTTAGACTAGGTTTTCACAAGCATGACAACGGCCAATTAAGGATCAATTGCTCAATAGGTAACGATCTCCGTCGCAACGGGTGGCAAAATAATACTTTTGAAGTGTGGGAAGTAGATGGTAGCCGAGTAACAACAACTGGAAGGATATCGAGGTTCTAATATGCCAACTTCATTGACAAATACAGGAGTAGTTTACACGTCGGGAAATACACAGGTGTCTACTCGAGCGGTGGTTAAACATCGCATGGTGGGAGCAACTACCGTTGACCAAGGTCTGCCCAGCGGTGGTTGGGATCATATCAGCGGTGTCGAAATAAACATGGGAACACCTCAGAAATCAGGCAATTGGTATCGATGCGAATGGTATACCGACACAGACGACTGGGGTGGCAGCAACGGCGGCAGTGGGTATGCGTTATATAGATGGACTCCCAGCACAGGTTGGAATAGAATTTTAGATTCTGGATGGCATGCCAATTACGATAACAATGCCGGTGATTTTTACACCTCAGTAAGAACTCTGTACTACGCCCCAGCAATAAATAACACAGAAGATCATGCATTTAGAATCTACGGTCGTCGACATCCTGACGTAGCAATGAGATGCAATTGTTCAATTGGTGCAGACCTTAGACAGCAAAACTGGAACAACGCCCTATTTGAAGTCTGGGAAATGGACGGCGATATCTGCACAACCGCTAATTTATCAAGGTACTAATTATTATGCCAACAACATTAAACAGCACTGGACTAGTAAATGCAGACAGTCAAACCCAAAGAAATTTCGAAGGTATTGTCAAAGTAGGATTTACATCATCTGGCAGCAGAGACTTCAGCGCAGGCAACGGCTTCGGACCACAGTGGCAATATGCGGGATCAGAAGTTAGTATGGGGGTTCCTGCTAATTCAAGAAACTGGTACAGAATTCGATATCAAACAATCTGCGATGATCAAGGCGGTGGCGCACAAGGCACAGGTGCAGCCATTTATCGTAACACGCCAAGTTCAGGGTGGAACCGTGTAATGGATCAAGGACACCATGCCACACTAGAAAATGATACTGGAGATTTGTATTGGATGTGTAACGTAGACTATCTAGTTCCAGTACACCCATCATATCCTAACGAAGCACACTCATTCAGAATATATCATGCCAACTGGAACGGCCCTGCTAGAGTGCATTGCGGTATTGGACGACAGACTCGCAATGGCAACTGGGAAAATAATATTTTAGAAGTATGGGAGATTGATCATAATGTAATGAATTCTGGCAATCTTGGAAGATACTAATACAAAAGGAAAATAACATGGCATTAACTGATAAATCACTGAGATACGACATACTAAAAGCTCCTTTTATGGGGCATGCATTGGCCGAATTATTAGTGAGTCGTGGAGGGAAATATGAATTCATGGGCAGTTTTAGTTTTTCAACAGACCAAGAGTATAAAGAATTGAAATTTAGAGATACTACCGCATCTGATGAATTAAAAGAAATCGATCCCTGGACCGGCGAAGCAAAAAACATATATACCTATGAGCAGGTCAAAAATGAATTGCCAACTTTTGCAGAAGTTTTAGCAGAACACGAAGATAATCTAGCAGAATATGCTGCATATGAAGGAAAGCGTCTTAGAAAGTATCCTGACTGGAGAGAGCAATTGGATATGTTATACAAGGACATAGATCAAGGACTGCTAGGAGAAGATGCAAAATCTAGCCAATTCTATACCGCAATTAAGGCCGTGAAAGATGCAAGCTCATAAATATCTGCATGACAGAGCAGACATTTTATTCTTTCACACTACAGTACTATCAAAATAAACCCTTAGCAGAACAATTACTTCCGATAGCTCGGAAGTTTTTGTCTGATCCCTCTAAATTAACCAACGAGTGGGATTACAAAAATACATATACTCATCACGACGGTCTTGCAGTTGAACCTGATTTAAAATTTTTTGTAGATTTTATATTAGAAAAGTCATATGACTATCTTAAGTCTCAAAATATAAAACTAAAACCTAATATAGAACTGTGGGTTTCTTTGTTTGCCAGCGAAATGCACATGGGAGATGAGCACGATGCACATAATCACCCGGGTGCGCTGTTATCAGGATTGATCTATCTTCAGTGTCCGCCGGGATCGGCAAATCTAGAATTTTCCTCGCCAAGACATTCAAACAAGGCCTGGCTAAATTATCTCGACGAATCTAGCTATTGTAACAGCAATGAACTTTTCAGTATAAGACCCGATCATACAATCGTTGTAAAACCATCTCCGGGTTTATTTTTATTTTGGGAATCGTGGGCATTACACCGGGTACCCCCTAACCAGTCCATAGATGGACGGATAACCTTGGTATTCAATGTTGGAGTAGATCATGCCAAAATTTGAAATACTACCGGTATTTCCTTCAGTGATATCTGCTACTAAAATCAGTGAAGACATAACAGCACTTTGGAATTTATCAGAATCTATAGAATACAACTTATCAGATGCAGACGATACACAATTAGTATATGCAAGTAAAAATCTACATTTGTTAGAAACTCTACCAGATATTAAAAAAATAATTCTAGATTATTTTTATAATTTTAAAAATACAGTGTTGAAGTTAGATACTACAAATTTTGAAATAACAACCTCATGGATGACAAAAACAGAACCCAACGGTTTTTGTCAATACCATCGCCATCGAAATTCCTATTATAGCGGAGTATTGTATTCTAGCAAAACTAACAGTATCGACAGCGGAAATTTAATGTTTACTGATGACGGAATTAAACAAGATTCAATGTTAATTAACACACCGTCAGAGTGGAATATATTAAACAGTAATCGAATGGTGATAGAACCCGATGCAAACTTATTAATATTTTTTCCTAGCACATTACGACACCGAATAAGTAGATACACAGGAATAGAAAATAGATACTCTTTAGCATTCAACCTTTTTCCAGTTGGAAACCTAGGAAAAGGCGATTCTTCTATAAAATTAAAACTTAATAATTAACAAGAGCATATACCTATGAAAAACTTTAACCCCCAAATTGATCCTAATAAAATTTTTATTGTTGATGATGTTGCTCCCGACTGGCTATTTCAGTCTTGGCAACAACGCATATTACAGGCACAGCGATGGAAATACGGACTAGCAGCTACTAGATTAGACTATCAACGATTTTTTGCAATATGGATATCTCAGGCAGGCACACATCGAGGACTTAGAGGTCCGTTTCCTGGAGACCACGAGGGGATATGTAATTATTTCAACGATTTGTGGCAAGACAATCATCTTCCTGCGTTAATGCCTGACGCCAAAGTTTTAAATATACATCGGGTTCATTTTAATGGACAGTTTCCTAGCAACGAAGAACTAGGACTCCACTATGATTGGGAAGACTTGGACATGTGGACTATGATATATTATATGGAGGGAACAGGCGGCGATACTGTTTTCTTTGATAATCCCGAACCAGGAGAAGACGGAGTCCTACAAAAGCCAAAAGAGATATTTAGGAGTGAATTCAAATTGAATCGAGTGGTATTTTTTCCGTCATTTTATTGGCATTATGCAGAAAATCCCCCATCAGGATTTAGAATTAGCTTGTCATTCAACTATCTTTTAAATCGTTGCAAGATCAACGAAGAATTAAGACAGGATCGAGGAGTTGTAGAAACTCCAACTGGACATCCTGATCTAACAGACTTTTTTGCCGAATTAGACAATCGTGCGCAGTATGAAAGATTTTCTAATACCAGTCATACAGATTTAGGGTCTAAGAAATAGTTTAGTAGCAATTGTAAATCTTGGATGTTCGGCAGAGATTGTACAAGGCACTGCTGAGTGCTGTATTCTAGAATCAAATAATAAAACAGTACCGGGTTTTATTATTTGTGTATGTATGACATGTTGGCAGTCATCGCTGTAAAACATTGTCTCTCCGTGCCAATTAATATCCCATGTATGATTTGCATAGTGTATCATAGTATAATAATTATCTTTGTTTTCTGATATATCTGCGTGAAGAAAGTCTACAGTAGAAGATGTGCTGTAATTTATATATTGTCCAGTAACAGCTACTCTTGACCAATCCAATTCATCAACCACCGACATGTACGTTGGATTGATTAACGAGGATAGTTGACTTTTAGGATCAATCGTACTCCACCATTTTGCATCGCGGTCAAGATTGTTTAATAGGTACACATCAATATTAGTTCGACTAAAAGATGCGTTTACTATTAAATCGTAGATTCCTAGATTTTCTCTTCGATTAAAAACACCCTCGTAAGAAATAATTTTTTTGCCTTGATACTCTATTATTTTTTTTATCATATGTTATCCTATTTGCTAGATGGAATAAAATTAATATTAAATGCTATGCTAATTCGTTCTTCGTCTGTTTTGTTTTCGTGAGTCGAATGCTGCAACCATGCTGGGAATAATACAATATCACCGTCCTTAGGAATTAATTCAACACTTTGAGGGGAACATCTGCCTTCGGGAAAATGGGCATTATAAATCATTAAATTTGGATTATTAAAACAGAGGCCGCCTTGCTCGTCGCTTACTCTAAAGTAATACACACCCGCGATAGTATAACCTGGATGCGAATGGTAATCGTGTTTAACACCTTTTTCGGCAATGTTAATCCACGAGTTCATGATTTTAAAGTTTCCACCTTTAAGATTTGGTACCACCGGATCTGGATTATTAATAATGGTGGTCCATTCTACCCCACTTAGATATCTATCTAATGCTTCGTATATTCTAGCCTCTAAATTTTTTAAATTATGCTTGCCAATTAAATCGTCAGAAATAAAATATCCACCTAACGGATTTTTTTGTTTTCTTTCGGCAGCATCTTTATATATGTACGACACATTTTCTAAATCGTCGTTGTCTTTGATATATTTTAAGGTCTTTTGAATTTCTAACTGGACTGCATCGTAGTTGGAAATGGTTGCAGGATCTTTATATATAGGTGTAGGAAATAAGTACATTAATGGCATAGCTGTTTCTCTTATAATAGTGGAATTAGACCAACACAGCCAGTATGCATGATAGGCTCAGTTGTAATATCATATCCTATAGTTATCCTTTCTCCGGAATACGGAGTTATCACTTTGACTCTGTGAGGTCGATTACCTGGTCCAAAATAAATTTGTCCGGGTATATTATTAATAGAATACTCATTAAATTCAGTAATTGAGTGTTTTGGATCGATAGAGATATATCCGTGATAATTCCATTGGTGATCATGCCAATCTAAAACATTGTCTACGGCATGTAGATTAACCCACGCCTGCATCCATAATCGTTCTTGAGGAATTTCTTCTCGAACAATATTTCTCAGTTCTTGAAATAAATTATAAAATTGTATCGATCCTGCGGTAATAGAAAATATATTATATTGATAATATAGCTTAGTAGTGTCTTGCCCAGAAAATATGTGTTTAACTTCTAAACATTGATCGATAAATTCTTGCTGATTATCAACGATATAAGAAGATTGAAATAGTTTATAATTTGTCATTTCTAACATATTTTAAATTTACATTGCCTGCAATGGTAGTACCAGTATTTCCTGCTAATACATAATGTTCTAGAAAACTAGGAAATAATATCATTGTGCCTGGCCCAACTTTTGGTCGCCAATTAGGCGGAAACGCAGGAGCAAAATATCCCATCTGAACTTCGATCATTTTCCATGCAGGATTTAAAAATACTGTTCTTGAATGCTCTACAGTTTCGTAAATAATAAAACTCCATTGCGCATCCGCATGTATGTGAACTTCTTGCATATTAGTTTCGTTGTAGACATTCCGCCATATTGCAGTTATTTGTGGATCAATATATTGTCCAGTTTCTTTTAAATTTCTTTCTATTACTTCTGCTAGATAATCATAGGAAGTTGGCTCAAGTTGGGGCTGATGCAGATAATTCGATTTAACATCGCTAAAAAATGTTGGCTCGTAGGCAGTGTCTGTCATTTTGATTCTTGTTAAATCAACTTGATCAAAAAATACTGGTATTGGAAATAATTCAACTTTCATGCTATTCCTTATTCATTATGCTCTTTAAACTATATTCTGTTTTATAATATGGAAGATGACTTTGTTTGTTCAATCCAAATACAACTTCATCACCGCCGATGCAATCAATATTAAATGCAACACTGATCCGTTGATCAGACACCCTGTTTCGTCGAGTGGTGTGAACCAGCCAACTAGGAAATAATAGAATATCGCCGTCGTCGGGTACTACATCTACAGTAGCCGGACACAATCTGCCTTGGGGGAATTGACAATATAACATAGCAGGATTAGGATTATTAAATGATATTGCTCCTTGTTGCTCGCTTACTCTAAAATAATAAACACCAGAGATAGAATATCCAGGATGACAATGATGTCCGTGTTGATCGTCTTTATCCGCAATATTAAGCCAAGAATTTTTTAAAATTATAGTACGTGGTCCTTGCCATCCTATATTACTCATATACTCTTCGGCCGCCTCTAGTATTCTTGCCTTTAAATTTTTGCAGTTATATTTCTCAATAAAATCGTAGGTTTTTTTTGATATTTCAGTTTCTTTTGTACCTTTATACAAGTAAGACACAGATGTTGAGTCGTTGGTTTTCTCGATGGTTTGAATCGCTGATTGAATTTCTAACTGTACAGAATCATAATTTTCTGGAGCGGCCGGTATCCGAGCCACTGGAGTTGAAAACAACTGATATACATCTATGTAGACATTGCTTCTAATTTTTGGCTCTAACCCCGTATCTAATAATTTATTATATTGCTCAAATAACAATGCATGGGCACGTTTTCCAGGGTGAGCATTGTCGGGAAAATCTTCAGATTCGTAATCCAACTTTAGTATTCGATCAATATCGTCTAGCATTTTATTCTTATCTTCTACAGAATCTATACAATTTGGATTTTCAAACAAATCTAAATGACACACCGCGTGTGTAAATGGTAATTTGATACCATGAATATCGGAGTGCCAATCTTCTATTAATAAATCCACACCACCGATATAGTCTCTAAACTCTTTGATAAACACCGGAGCCTGTCCGCCAATCACTATTGCACGGCTTTTAGTAAGATTAAGTAATTTTGAAAATTCTTTGTATGCTAATATTGCCAAGTCTTTAGATAGTTCGGGTATACTAAATTTTAATTTCTTTGAAATTAAAATTTCATCTTGATCTCTTAGAGATTCAGTATGAAACCAAATTAGCCAATCAATTTTGATATTATTATTTTCTAAATAGTCTTTTGCAAATCGTATTGCTTCTAAATTGCTACCACCGTTTTTTGATAGATTTATAACATTGCTACCGGTATTCTTTAGCAAATATTCTATATGAGTTTCCGGAGGATCGCCGAGGTGTTGAAATTTTATTTCTACATTAGATGATATTTTTTTTATTTTATCAATTCTATCGTTGATATAATTTGTCGGCGGGTAATTAGGAACACCCCAACTATCCCCGATAATCATAATATTTGTTGGTTTTTTTATATTAGGCATTTTTAAAATAATCTATTACAGCATGAGTTGGAAACATTCGGTACACATCGATCATAACAATCCCCTTACTGTATCTAATAATTTATTATAATTTTCAAACTCCCTAGCTATATCCGGAACACCGATTTCATTTTTTAACATAGCTAGTGCAAGATTTTTATTTTTATTAATTTTATGTTCTATAGCAATTCTTGCTTGATCTAGATCTAACATTTCAAATTTTGATATTTCTTTACATATTTTTTCTGCACGTATAATATGGTCTAATTCGTCGTCAAAAGAATAATCAAATATTTCTTCGTAAAGGTCAAATCCGTAATGCCTTAACCTATTGTGAAATCCCGGGGCTGCAAAACTCAAAAATGGTTTACCAGCTAAGATAGGATGCCATGTTTTTTCAGTGATGAATATATATTCAATTGATGTTTCTGGAACCAATATCATAAAAGCATTATTAAATTCAGCAGGCAAGCAATGTTGCATATCTATTCGAGCCGTATCTAACGGATCATACATAGCATCAATCGATGTTATTGTCGGGTTCCAATATTGCCACTGATACTGTTGATCACTCCACCCAGTGGGTTGATTGTGCCAGGAATAATATCCCAATCGTAATAGGTCGTGTTTTGCTAACATGTCCATTAATAAACATCTATGGTAATGTGCTTTTGTATTAAACGATAAAAATATTTTTTTATCGAAGGTTGGCACAGACAGAGAGACCATAGATAATTTACTAAATGATCTATACAGGAAAAAATTAAACCAAGTGTGTACAGTACCTAAATCAGAATAATCAGCCACCACAGCAGAATCATCGGTACCGATTATAATATCTACAGATTTTAATTTTTTTAATTTTTGTTTAAATTGATCAAACATTCCAAACGACATCGGCCAATCCTCGTCATCCATAGGAATAGTTTTATCTATTAAGATGCTTGCAGGATAATATGCTTCTTCGGCGGAACATATGATTAGTGAATTATTTTTTGTCTCTGATAGAGTATCAACATACAACTCTAAGAAGTTGTTATCAAGAGGGTCGGACCATATGTGCCAATAATTTTTCATTAGCAGTATTTTAGTTTTTTCTTTGCCACCAACTAAATGGGCATTTTTTACCAGGAGAATCTTTGATCAATCCCCAAGACTTATTAGGTAAGAATAATTTTAACAATGAATGATTTAATGATTTCCTCATTAACTTCTCTGGTATGTCCTGTCTTTCTAATTTTATATCTTCTAGATAATCATCTAAATTTTTAAAACGAATAACGCCCAACGGTTCCCCTCGTTTTATCATCGTGCTTTCATTATGAAACTTATAAGCAAAAAGAGATGGACGAAACCATCGACTAAAAGGAAACTCGCCTCCGATTAATTCAATTCCATGCTTGCCAAAATTATCCGGAGTAGGCAGAATTTCTAACCAAATATTTTTACAATCGTCGTTAGGCCAAAATATCAATTGCTGCTTGACCTGACCAATAGCAATGCCGTTGTACGGTGCAGCCGGCCGATGCACGGGCGGGCCATCAAATGATGATTGATGTATCCCCGGGGGATTTCCTTCGTCGAACGTACAGTACTTAAACGAATTGTTTTCTACAACACCGGTATTTTTATCATATTGTATTTCCATATCTAGTTGCGAAAAAAATACGTAGGCATTTTTAAAAGATTTCTGCCAGGCCGGACATTTCCAATAATCGTGCAGTATGTGATGCTCTTTGTAATATTCGAGGTACGGGACTGGATTTATGTAAACTTCTTCTTCAAACAAGGGATGATCATAAGGAGCATTATACCCATCCATTTTTGGAGCAAAGAATACTGATTTCATTTTACCAGGCCCAACTTACAAAACTGTATCTAGTGCCTTTAATTACTTCTTGTATTGCATGTGGATATAAAAAACAACTAGGAAAAATGATAATATCTCCTGTTCGAGTTTCAATTTTGTGATCTTCAAAAAATGTAAGCCCACCACCTTCGTAGTCATCATTCAAAATACCAATCATAGATAGCACCGGAATACCCTTTTGATGGCCGTCGAAAAGAGAATGAATATGGTCGATATGCGGTCTCATCATTGTACCAGCTGAATATCGATTCAATCTAATTCCACAACAGTTATGAACGGTTTTTATGTAATCTATCTCTGAATGCAAGGATCGGCAAGCAGTAAAATATTCTGCGAAATTTCCAACCACTAGTTCAAAAAGTTTCTGTGTGATAATTGGATCAGGAAATAGTACATCTAATTCTTTATCCTCGTAAGACATGTTTTTATCGTCTTGCACTACATACCATTGATGTTGTTGCCAGTGATCGTTAGAAGTTATTTCAATCATTTCCTTGCATAACTCTTTAGGAATAGCATTCTTTTGCACTATAAAATCTGTCAGCTTAAATTCTTTCATTGAAGATCCTTGATGGTTTGATGGTCGATGTGTACTATATTTCTTATTCGATCTGCCTTGAATAAAATATTTAGGCAGCATCGATGATTGTTTTCTTCTGGAGATAATCCTTTGTGTTTAAATGTTGAGGGAAACATCACAGCATTTCCCGGTACATGAGGAACGACAACTTGGTTTCCTGCAGCATCGATAATTACAGTACCGCTGTTTGGACAATGATTTAAATAAAATACAATGCTCCAATGATTAGTTTCATTGGAGTCAATGTGGATGGTCCCTTTTGAGTTTTGGTGATAATAATTCCAAAAATATCTTATAACTTCAACGTTTTTAAAAACAGGAGCAGTCCCTATTTCTGTATTATCATAACATTTTTGCAAACACAAATCTAAAATTAAATCTGCATAAAAATTTAATTCTCTAAAAGCAGTATCGTCGTTGTTATCCGACGAAAATCTAAAATTTCTTTCTTGAGTTTCGTAAGAACATACGATCATTCCGCTATCTGTTGCTTGATTTCCTTTTTGAAAAAGATCAATATCAACATTATCTGTAGCAATGGACCATCTAGAACATTTTATCAATTTCTCATGTACTAGTCTAACTATATTTTCATCTAAAATTGTTGGAAGATGATTTATATCACTGAGATTCATGATAAATTCATTTCAATCAAACTTCCCTTGTTTGTTGCACCAATCGGGATTACATTAAACGAAACAGTCCATCTCCATCCCTCAAATGACTGGGCATCGGTATAGTGTGGTAGCCAAGAAGGAAATAATACCAGCGTTCCAGTGTCCGAAGGGCACGGCCATACGTTATTATTAATTTCGTGTGCGGTTGCTACTGACCATCCACTTCTTATTTGGTATCTAGGATCTTCAAAAAATGTTGGACTTGGGTTTTCTGAAACATAATATATTCCTGAGATAAAACTATTGGGATGTACATGCATTCTATGAGCACCATACTGATCAGATTTATTCCCCCAAGAAAGGATAATTTTAAATTTTTCGCAATGATACCGAAATGTTCGACGATAATCTTCTAAGCACACGTTGACCCAATCATAGAATTCACTAAATGCAGTGTTATTTTCTAAATGATTATCTATGGTTTGAAATGGCTGTGGGTTACCTGGAGTCAATTCCAATTTCTCTAACTCTTCAATCAACTTCTTATTCATTGTTTGAAAATTTGGATTATCGTATCCCACTATGCATGTAGGAAAAATATTTGCTATTTTTTTTGGCAGCAAATTTCTAGGGTTATTCATAAACATCCTTGAGTTATCTGCGTATTTAATCTCTATAAGATTAACTCAATAGGTATTTGACTACGCTGATCTAAGTTTCGAATCTAATTTTTTTCTAATAGATCCAATTTTATCACGCATTTCGTTGCCCATAGTAGGCAACTGTTTGGCATAGACCATGTCCACATACATGTTGTCCATGTTTTTAACTTCGTGGATGAGGTCGTTAAGCAGACGTTTGGCTTCTAATTTATCTTGCTCTTGGGTTATTTTTTCAATAGCCTCGTTGTATTTCTTTACATCGTTTTGAAATCGATCAGCTTGGTGTAGCATTTTTTATTAACTCCATAACAGTTTCTATTTTTACACGTATTACTTGATTATTTAATGTGGTGCGCAGTCCTGAGTGCAATTGTTTGGGCAAGCAATCTAAATCTGCCCAACATATAGTCATTGATGCCAGAGTCAAAAACTCTTGATCGACCACGCACACATATGTGCCATATTCAAACCCTCGATCTTCAGATAGATACAGTTCAATGGGAACTATACGGCCCTGTGAGTATTGATTTAACAACTCGTCTGCATCTTCTAGGAGGCTGTTACTGCGCTGAAATGTAGGCACAGTCCACCGCTCTGCATCTAGTATCAGCAGTATACGACCTGTGGTCTTAGCTAAGAATAATAATCCGGCACGCTGTTGCATGCCAGTACTTATCCATCTGAAGTCCTGAAGCTCCATTCTCCTGACTTATACTCACCTTCAAAGGCTTTGATCCATTGGGTGCCTTCCCATTGGTATTTGATACCTGTGCGTATATTTTGTATATAGGTCGGACTAAATTCCTCACCTAGTATGTCTGCTGCCTCTAAGGTGTTTGCTTCGGGATCCCATATTGTGGTCCATGTACGCCCAGTCCACTCTATAATAGAGTTGGCTTTGATAATTGGATCTGTGCCATCTTGATTTTCCCAAGATGAATCGTTGTTGCTGGGTTCTCTCCAGGCCTGCGGTCCACGATAAGGCACACTGGTACTGTCTGCAGGTTGAGAAGGAAGATTGATGTAACCACCACGATTTACACTGTTATTGACATCGTCTAGCATTAAAAATCTCAACCCCAACGGTATGTCTGCGTGTGAGCCATACACTTCTAGCGGATTATACTTGTAGGGATCTATAATAGCATCCACTGTGCCTCTGGCACTGATTCCCGGTATGGAGCTGGGTATATCAGTGTTGCCTGGATATGTATCCGTATCCAAGGACACTACTAATATGCTGGGATCCAGTGGGTTAATTACAAATGTTCCTACTATTTTTAATCCGTTGGATTTTCCAAACAAAACTTCACTACCAGGAACATATCCGCCTTGTGTATTTAATATTATATTCCAATCAATCGGCTCACCGTTTTTCACTTCCTTTTCACCGAGCCCCAGTGACGTCACAGCCTCT